ACAGTGGCCCAGTCGGCGTTGATGGCGTCGAACTGGTCAGCGGCGAACACGAGCAGCGCGGACTGTGCCGCGGTGGCAGCCGCACGCTCAGCGGCGTCCTTCCAGAACTTCGATGTGAAAATGGTGGCCTCCTAGAACTTGCCTGAGTTGAGCCGGGTCTGTAGCGCCTTGACGCTGCGCGGGCCGAAGTCGCCGTCAGCGGTGACGCCTAGCCGGCGCTGTACGGCCTTCGTGGTGAGCGGTCCGAAGTCGCCGTCGACAGTCACCGCGAGGCGCCACTGGACGGCCTTGATGAGCGAGGACGAGGGCTTGGAGATGACCCCGTCAACGGGGGTGCCCATGACCTGCTGCCAGCGGCTGATCGTCGCCCGCCCGAGGTCGCCATCGACATCGAGCTTGCCGGCGGCAGGCTTGGCCGCAGGCTTGGTGGGCAGCGGTGCGCGCGTCTCGTCACGGGAAACCACCGGTGCTGCCCGGTCACCTCGCATGACCCGGGCGCGGGCGATGATGAGCTTGCGCTGGCCTGCCCTGATGTCGCCGGGGCAGGAGTGCCCGCCGTAGGACTCGCCACCCATCCGGTGGGTGCCGATGCCTCGCAGTCCGGGACGGTCCACGATCACGTCAGGGGTGCGCAGGAAGTTGTGCCAGCGGGCCAGGGTCTCGATCTGTGCGCCCGTGTACGGCTCGGTGGTGAAGCCCTCGGTCTCGAACGACCAGTAGAACCCGTTGCCGGCTCCCTGCGCCCACGCCTTGTGGGTGAGTTCGGTGTACTGTTCGCTGCGCCCGTCCTTGGCGATCCACGCGGTGGAGAACTTCCGGTTGGGGGACACGAGCCGGTTGAAGTACCCGTACAGCGCGCCGTTGCCCTGTTGGACGTGGGGGATGTAGCCGAGGGGGTTGCTGGCGCTGAACGACCCAGCCTCTGCGCGGTAGCTGATGGGGCACCATTTGGCGCCGGGGAGATAGAGGCTCATGGTGTGGGGCCTTCCGTTGGTGTGGGTGTGGTCCTGCACGGTCCCGCCACCGTGGAGTCTGTGCCGTCGTCGTAGGTCACTTGCCGAAGACCAGCCCGGCGATGCCAACACCCAGGCTCAGCGCGACCAGGAACGCGGCGATGACCGCGACCATCAAGGAACTCCCGCTGCGCTGGTCGGTGGCCTGGTCCCGGTACTCGATGCGGGTGTCCCGCGCCCCGGTCGTGGAACCCTCGCCCCTGTCGATGCGCTCCTTGAGTTCTGTGATGCGCGCATCGAGCGCCTTCTCAAGGGTTTGGATGATCGTGCCGATCTGGTCGATCTGCTTGGTGAACGAGGTTTCACTCTTGATCGCGGCAGCTGCCGACGCCTCACCCTGGGCGCCAACCAGTTCCTTCGCGGCCTGCAACGCCGCGGCCAGGGCCTCAGTCGATGCCTTCCCTGCCTGCTCGGTGCGGATGTCGCGCTCGTTGAACTGCTGAGCAATCGACTGGAACCGCTCGATCTGGAGGTCTTCGTGGTGGCTGATCTCGCTCTTGATGCTGTCAGGGATGCCCGCCACGCTCTCAAGGCGCAACTGGGTGGCGTCGTTGATCGCGACGATCTTGCCCTCGAAGACGTCTTGGATGCCTTTGAGCTTGGCCTCGAAGACCTTGTCTTGGCTCTCCTGCTCACGCTGGCGGCTCTCTCCGCGTTGTGCTAGGTCCCGCTGCAGGTCCGCGCGCAGGGCGGTCAGGTCCCGTTCGATCACGCTGACCTCTCGGTGGATGGCGGCGGTGGTCATCGCTGACGGATCAGTGAACTCCATTGCGGGGCCTTTCGGTCGTGCTGGTGGCATCCTTTTATCCTTTGAGTAAAAGGGCGCATGGGGTCTGGACGCTCTCAGTTGGGTGGGTCAGGCACGCGCCGGGGGTCTAGGGCGCGCGTCAAGTAGGGCCAGGGATATCCGGGTCATATGTGGTGGGGTCAACGGATGTTGGGCAAGACGCTCTTTCGCAGCGCCGTGGCCCAACGGCGGGCATAGTAGGTGTGCCCGGCCTGCCCCGGATGCACGGTGTCTGCTGCGCCGATGTACCTGTCAGCATTGCCCGTCCCAGCCAGAGCGCCGATGTGGCCGGTGCCGGTAACCCAAGAACCAGCGGAGTCGGTGGAGATCGGGACGAACCACGAATTGCTGTCGCCCCATGCAGTGAATGCGGCTTGGACTGCGATCTCGTTGGCCAGCGTCGCCGCACTTGGCCCAGAGGCCCCTGGCCAGACCCCACCAAGGACGATGGGTGTCAGTGGCAACGCGGCCCGGTACGCCTGTAAGCCTGCGAGGACCGCTGCGGTGATCACAGCCGGGGTAGAGGCTGAGTCGTTGGTTGAGCCTGTGAGCATGAGTAGGTCAGGGGCCGTTGCGACCGCATCAGCCACCCTCGCTGCGTGGGCGAATGGTGAGACGAACCCGCCTGGGTTGACCCAACCAGTGCCACCGAGAGCGACCTGACGAACATCGGCCCACCCGAGCAGTTTGCCGAGGCTGATGTTCCAACCACCGTTGGGTTGAGTCACGCCTGTCTGTGCGGACACGGAGTCACCTACCGAGGCGACGGTCAGGGGGTCAGCGTCGGCAGGTGTCCACACGGTGTAGGTGGGGCCAACATGGACGCCGCGCATGCCCGAGGCTTGGTCGCCTTCGACTCTGATGCGGCGAGTGGTAGCGCCTCCTGATGCGGTGAAGTCGAGCAGCATGTAGGACCCGCCGTTGGTCTGTGGGAATGCGGTCGGAACGGCTGCCACGGCCACGCCATCGACCTCGAACATGAGCCCTTGTGGGCTGGTCGAGTTCGCAGCGAACACCTGTACCTTCGGGGCGTCAGTCATGAACTCAACAGCCCAGCCGACTGCGCTATGGGTGGCGTCAATGTTGCCCACTGTTGCTGGCAACGTCACGACGGGGAACTTGTAGTAGATGCCGCTGACAAACGGCGTACCGCCCCGGTAGCGGTAGCAGGCGGCGTTGGCCGCTGAGACGGTGAAGTAGACAGTTTTGGTCAGGGTCGCGTCTAGGTCGGTAATCGCGGTAGTGATGACTGGGGGCGAGGTCATCACCGGGCGCTCGATGCTGTTCAGGCCCTTGGCGATAGCAGCGGCACGACGAAACCGCTCCCCGAGCGGGCGCGCAAAGGTGGAACTCAGTAGTGCATCCTGGTTGGCTCGGTCGGCGTCGATCTTGTCGTCGACACCAGCCGCGCTGATACCCCCACCCGCGAGCAGCGCCTCAGCCAGAAGCTCGGAGATCTCACCCTCACTGACCGGCCATCCCTGGTCAGGCAGCGGCGGGCCTGCGGGGGCGACGTCTTCCACCCACCCGAGGGTGTCCCAGCCGCCGTAGAACGCGGAGTCGAGGACGGTCTTGACGATCCCAGGCAGGCTGGGGTGGCTCATCCACATGCGGGTCTCCTGCGGGGGTTGGGGTGGTGAGTGGCTGGTCAGGCTCAGGCCGGGCCGAGGTCAACGACGTACAGCTGGCGGCTCCCCGAAGGGGTCTCCACCCCTGTGCCACCGAGGCGAACGGTGAACGCGGACAGGGTCACGGTCCCCGCGCCAGGGACGAAGGACCCCGCCACTGGCAGAGTCGGGTCGTATAGAGTCCCCAAGACGTACCCTCGTGCGGACGCGATGAGCGTCGACGCAGACGTAGGAGTTGACCCGCCACCGTTGCGGATGCGGACACACACTGCGTCATCAGCCACTGACGTCCCCACGCCGCAGCCGTCCAGAACCGCGCGGTAACGGCGGCTCGCGACCGCGGTGAACACGTAGTTACCCAGGACCGCGTCACGGGTCTCGGTGGTGCCGCTGGTCACGGTGCCGCTCGATGACGTCGATGCGGGGGTGCCCATGTTGGCCCCTGCGCGAATCCCCGGAATGACATCCAGAGCCTGAGCGATGGCTTGAATGTCAGCGGGGACGTTCGGGGCTGCGCTCGGGTCTGGGTACGGCAGAGAGAGGTTCGCGGTCGTTGGCATGTGTGCTCCTTGGCTACGGCGTACCGATGACCCGGCAAATGATCACCAGGGACGGGGGCTGGATATTGAGCAGGACGGTGTGCCCCACCACGGGGGTGTACGCCGCGCTATAGGCGACGGATTGTTGGATGCCGCGCCACGTCACCACAGCCAGCGCGTTGCCATCGCTGGCACCACCGGGGGTCACGGAGTAGACGACGGCAGGCTCGAGCCACGACGACGGGCGCCTGCCGGGGCCTGACCTGCCTGCCAGTTCGGCGGCGAGCTTGCGGGTCGCCCCGGTCATGGTGCGCTGGCGGGTCACGGCACATCCCCCTCGGGGCGGGTCGAGCGGGTCGTGATCTGCTGCGGGCTGTCCACGTCCAGCGGGATCGTGACCGTGTCGATGAGGTGCTTCTCCGTCGTCCCGTCAGGGAGCAGCACCGCGATGACGTCCCCACCATCCAGCGCCGGGTTGACTGCGGACTCGATGGACACCTGCGCGGCCAGCCCTGTGACCCGGGACAGGATCGCCTGAGCCGCAGCGAGGGCCTGCCCTGCGGTGGTCAGCAGTGGGCTGCTGTAGAACGTGGGGACGTTGCCGAACGCGCCACCGACATAGGTGGGCGAGGCCACGTCGGAGTCGTAGGCGATCTGCGGAGCGAACGGGACAGACCCGTCTGTGCCCTCGGGTAGCGCAACGACCACGTTGAATGTCCGGGCGCGGTCGCGGGCACGGTCAGCGCCAACCAGCACCCCGGACTCGCCGGCATCGACCGTCCACACGGATGCGTTGGTCAGCACCGGAAGGTTGCGGGCGACCAGCGACCCGTCGCGGGCGAAGTAGATCTCCGCGGCGGCTGACTTCACCAGTTCCTCGATGGCCTGGTCGCGGTCGCGGTCCCAGATCTGGGAGCGGGTCGTGGCTGCGCTGGTGGCGGTGTTGACGTAGCCCACAGAAACGGCACCCGTGGCGAGCCTGATGGCCTCGGTGACTGCGCCACCGTTGGTCGTGGCAGGGTTCAGGAACCTCGCCCGCTGCACCGTCGCCCACCGGTCCGGGGCGGTCAGGTCAATGGTCCCGTCTACGCCGTAGCTCATCTTCTGGGAGTCGATGCCGAACACCCCAAGGGGGACGTACTCGGTTGTGCCGTCGATGAAACGGATGCCGCGGTAGGGCACCACTTCGGTGCCGATGGGAGCGAGGATGTCCCACAGCGCGCCGCCCTCATCGCGTGCCGACGTCAGGGACAGAGTCGAGCGGACCCCACCGGAGGTCGCGTCGATGGAGACCTGCCCACCGGAGTACCCCAGGTCAGCGACGATCATGGTGCCTGCGCGCCACACCTCAACGCGAGTTAGTGCGGTGTGGCCCGTGCGGAGCGCGGCCTGGAATCTGAGCGAAACTGGATACACAGGTCACGCGCCCGCGAGCGCGTCCCACACGGATGCAACCCGAGCTAGGAAGTCCTCATCGGTTGGCGCCACCACATCGACAAGGTCTGTACCGGCGAGGACCCAGCGCAGACGTGGCGCCGCAGTGGCAGGGTCGCGGAGCACCTCACGGGCGAACGAGCGTCGGACGTTCAGCCGTGCCCGCTCGTCTGCAGGGGTGTCACCGGTTGGGCGCGGTTCCGCGGCCACGGCCAGCGCGGTCATGATCGTGGCCACAAGGACCCTATTGCTGAGGGTGTTATCGCTGGCGAAGGTGACGCGCTGCGCGAATGTCGCCATCAGGGGGTCCTCACGTCGTGGGAGCGAGCAGGTCGATGTAGTCCGTGAAGTCGGCCAGGACGACCGTGTACGTGGCAGACTCAGCCAAGACGTCCGCGTAGGTGCGCTGCGACTGTGAGCCACCCACGGGCCTGCTGACGACGTGATACGGGCCGGAGATCAGCCGGTAAGGATCGTCGCCTGTCTCGGTCTCACGGGCCTCCATGAGGTCGCCAAGGCTGATGTACTCGTAGCTGACACCCCACCCCAGAGACTCGGGCACGTTGAGCAGCAGCACCGCGGCGTCCGCGGTGAGCGCGACCAGCGCGCCAAGCTCGTCCAACGTGCGGGTGCGGATCACGAGCGTGGCCTGCACAGCCTTACGTTTGCCGTCCGTCACGACGATGGGCTCGGCGCGACCGTAGGGGGCGAAGATCCCGCGGGACACAGGCCGGCTCCGGTCCCCAAGGGACTTGACCTTGGGCAGCATCATCGACAGGGCAGGGATGCCGGGGTGGATCAGCCACACGTCGGCAACGGCCAACGTCACGGTGTCAGCCAGGGTGTCCATGAAGAATCCTGGGTTCATGTACTGCGCCACCGCGGAGTACATGACCGACGCCCCGAAGGGTGCCTCGTAGTCGTAGCCCACCCACGCTGTGCCGGTGATGCTCGCAGGGTCAGCGAGACGGACCACGCGGGTGCGTCCGTCCGGGTCGGTGCGGGTGATGAGCACAGACCCGGCGGTGGACCCACCAGGCAAGGTCACATCGAGGCGGTTGCGTGGCGGGAGGTTCCCAGGCTCGGTGGTGACGACGAACGTGGCGGGCATCAGTTCCCCCCGTAGACGAGTCCGTCGACCAGCTGCTGAGTGTGGCCATCAACGGTGGCGGACACGATCTGGGTCAACTCACGGTCCCCGATCTTGACGACGATGGACTGGATACGACCCGGCGCCGGCCTGGCCCCGTAGGTGGACGCGGCGACACCTTGGGGCAGCGCCCACCGCGGCAGTGCTGCAACCTTCGGTGCGTACCTGGCCTCCACCGCTGCCTGACGTAAGGCCAGCGACTTCTCGCGGTTGACCGAGATGTTCATGTCGTGGGACAGGCGGCTGCGCACCGCGGGGCTTCGGGCTGCCTGCGAGGCCAGGGTGTACGCCTCGTCATCGGCCTGCATAACCAGCTGGTCGGCCAACGTCCCGAACCCGCGTTTGCGCAGGTAGTCGACGTTGCGCAGGAACGCCAGGGTGGAGGCGTTGGACTTGGTCGCCGCGGCGTGGAACCGGGACGAGTAGGGCCTGGTCGCGAGGTTGCGCGCGGCCTCGGCGCCCCTGAGTCTGACTGTCGCCGCCCGCAACGTCCCGCGGCTGTTGGCCAGGCGGTCCTCTGCGGCGTTGACCTGCCGGGTCGTGTGGCCCTTGGTGTGCCGCAGCTTGTAGAGGGCGTTCTCTGCGGTGTGCAGCGCGGTGGTGGCCTTGGCCTGACGTAGGCGCATGGCGGTGATGTCCGCGGCGCTGGGGGAACTGGTGGGCATCCGACCCGTGATCGCGGAGAAGTCAGCCGAGACGAACCCGCCAGTGGCGAAGTGCTGAGGTGAGCCGACCGGGCCACCATCGGCGAACCGGTTGACGCTGTGCAACGCGGCGAGGCCGATGCGCTTGGTGGACGCGGCGTTGATGACGAACTCACCATTGCTCAGCAACGCCGGGATCGAGTCGGAGGTCCCGGTGCCGGGGCCGGTGATGTACCCGCCAGTGGCCACCTTCGGTCCCAGCCTTGCATCCTGCGAGGCCCGGATCGACTTCGTCACCGTGTAGTTCAGATGCGTCGTCTTGATGAACACTTCTTTGCCGCGCAGTGCGTTGATCTGACGTTGCAGATCGGCGATCCTCGCCCTACCTGCTGCGGTGTTGGCGTCGATTCCAGGCTTCCTGCCCTGGCGGATCGCGTTGATCTGTGCCTTGAGCGCGGTGATCTTCGCGTCCGCGGCGGCCTTGTCGATCTGCACCTTGGTCAGGTGCTGCTTGGGGATCTTGATAATCGAGTCCGCGTAGGCGTTGGCCTGGGCCTTCGTCATCCCGAACTTGATACCCGTGGCCACCAGCGCGGACCGCGAGGACACCAGCGAGGCCCGCATCTTCGCCTCGGACCCGGTCTCCGCGTAGATGCTCTTGGCCAGGTTCAGCGCCGCACTGGCCTGCCCGTCCAGGGCAGCAGCGTTGTCGCGCTGCTTCGACTTGTTGATGTCCAGGCCCTTGCCGTTCTTCCGCAACGCGTCCGTGGCAGCCACCTGGGCGTCCTTCAAGGCCCGCTGCGCCGAACGTGTCGACAGGACCACCAGACCCGCGTCCTGCAACGACTGCACCTCGGCGTCGATGGCCTCCTTGGCAGCGGTTGCTGACTCTTTCAGCGCAGTCTGTGCAGAGGTCAACTTCTCGGTGCCACCAGCAGCGCCGCCCGCAGCCTCACCCGCCGCCTTCTGGGCCGCAGCCAACTGAGGCAGCGCAGCCATGACAGTCGCCACCGAGTAGCCCTGCTTGGTCGCCTCGTCGGTGACCCGCCTGAGCAGCACGGCAGCCTGCTCAGCGTTCCCGCTGGCGACCATGGTCGCCAAGCCGCTGTCGAGGGTCTTGAAGAACTCGATGGACTGGTTGGTCTCCGAGGTCTCAAACCCAGTCAGGTTCCCCGGCGAGATCGAGGAGAAGAACGCGCTGACCTTATGCCCAAGCTCAGGACTGAACACGTTGTTGATCGTGTTACCCAGGTCGTCGAAGTGGCGGTTGATCAGGTCCGCGCTGCCGCCGCTGGCCTTGCCGCTGGTCGCGAACTGGGTCAGCGCCTTGCTCGCTGCCAGCGCTTCCGGGGCGAGTTGGCCGAACGTCCCGCTGACCTTGGTCGCAGCAGCATCCAAGATGGGGATACCAACGAGGGCAACAGTGGACGCGATACCCAGGCCCTTGATGGCCGTCGCGGCAACGGCGCCCGAGCGACCCATGTTCGTCAGGGCGACTTGTGCAGCCAGCGCCTTCGGGACCAGGGTCACCATGGCGCCACCAGTCAGCAGCGCAGCCGCGGTGACGGCACCGAGGGCGAGCGCGCCCTGCTGCACAGGCCCCGGCAAGGCCCCGTACCGGTCAACGACGCCTTGCAGGTTGCTGGTCATCGAGCGCAGCATCCCGTTCGTGGCTGACCCGGACACGATCAGCACCGAGGACAGCGACCCGCCAAGACGCTCGACGTCGCCCTTGAGGTTGTCCGTGAGCATCGCGGCCTGCTCGGCTGCGAACCCGGCATCGTTGACCTTCTTCGTCCAGGTGTCGATAGCCCCCGCGCCACCTTCGTACAGGATGCGCGCCGCGCCAACCTGCTCGTTGCCGAAGATCTGCCCAAGCGCGGCGTTGCGGGTAGCCTCATCCAGCGGCCCGAGCTTGGCCTGCAGTTCGCCGGCTGCACCCTTCATGCCGATGAACTTGCCCGAGGCGTCATAGACGTTGATCCCGAGGTCTTCCATCCGCTTGGCGACGATCCCCGAGGGGGACGTCAAGGTCAGCAGAACACCGCGCAGGTTGGTGCCGGCCATCTCACCCTTGATGCCCTGCTGGGCGAACATCGCCAGGGTTCCCGTGGTCTCCTCGATGGAGATACCCAGGCCCTTGGCTGTCGGCCCCGCGAACTTCAAAGCCCCAGCAAGATCCTGCACTGACCCCATGGCCTTACCAGCACCAGCCGCGAGCAGGTCCGCGATGTGGGGGATGTCCTTGCCCTGCAACCCGAACTGGTTCATTGCCGTCGCTGCGATCTCAGACGCATCTGCCACGTCAAGCTGGCCTGCAGCCGCGAGGCTCAGCGCCCCGGTCAGCCCACCACCAAGGATGTCTTTCGTGTCGACCCCGGCCTTGCCCATGGCGGTGATGGCGTCCGATGCCTCAGTGGCGCTGTACTGGGTTTTGGCCCCAGCGTCGATGGCAGCAGCCCGCAACGACTTGAGCGCGCTGCCGGTGGCCATCGTCCCGGCCTGCGCCTTGCTCATGCTGGCGTCGAAGTCCGTGAACGACTTCACGGCCATGGTCACCCCAGCACCGATGACCCCGCCAGTGACGAGCATCCCCTTGCCGACCTTGTCCCACGACTGGCCGTGCTTGGCTGCTGACTTCTGGGCGTCGTTGGCAAGGTCCTTGGTGGCCAGGGACGCCCGCTTCATCGAGGCGACATACCCGGAGACGTCGGCCTTCAGTGCCACCGAGACCGAACGGTCTTGCGTCACGGCAGCCTCCTAGTTGGTTAGATATTCGCAACCGGCATGCGCGCCACCACTGCAGTGGCTAAGGTGCGGGCATGACGTCAGGAATGTTTTGGTTCGCGCTGCTCGGATTCGCCATACAGTTCGTGGTCATCTACGCGGCGATCAGGCTCGCGCTGGTCCACGACCGGCAAGCCCCCGCGAAAGCAGTCGCCAGCGCCGCAGCAGTAGAGGCCCGCAAGACAACTAATCCCGGAGCCTGACCCGGTACATCGGCCCCGGTGGTGGACGGTCAGCCTTGAACGCAATCGCAGCACACGCCGGGCACTGACCCAGGACATCCACGGTGTAGTTCTCCGCGTTCGCCGGGTCCATCGCCTCAGACCACGGGCGCCCGCAGTCGTGGTGCACGTCCGCTTCGACGCGATGCAACGCGATGGCGTAGGCGCGGTCCTCGTCAGTCCAGACCGGTTCGCCCTCCGCGACGACACGGCCAAGGAACACCGACCTCGGTGGCCCGGACCAGCCCCGCGCGACCTCTACTTCTTCGCGGTGCTCACTGGATCTGCGGAGGAGGGCGGCATAAAAGGGATCGACACGCCACGCATGCACGCACTCATCGCGGTTTGGAAGATCGAGTTGCGCTGGTTCAGCGTGAAGCCATCCAGCAACGCCTCAGCCTGGGCGACGGTCATCGTCGGCTCGACAGCGGATGCCGCGATGAGCGCCGCAGGGAACGTGGTGGCGTCCCAGTTCTCCTCGTCCTGCTTGCCCTCACGCGCAGGGTGCGCGGCGAGCAGGTCAGACCACGCCTTGTCCCCGATGGACTGGAACCGGAACGACGCGGACGCTTCCCGCATCTGATCTTCAAGCTCGGCCTTGCGTGCCCGCAGTTCGGTGCGAGGGTCGGAGTCCGACATGCTCGCCGGTTCCCACTCGTCGTACTGCTCAAGGTCGTCGTTGATGAGGTCGAGGTCCCCGAGCAGGTCCCCGCGCAGGCAGACCCGAACGGATGCGGTGGCGGGCTTGACTTTGGCGAGGAGGTCTTCGATGGCGGTCATGGCGTCACCCGGTTTCCGCAGTCGCACCCACGGTCGTGGTTGTCGGCGTCGTTGCAGATCCGCGTCCCAGCCTTCTCTGCATCGCACTCGGCGCACGGCTCGAAGTTCACCTGATACCCGCCGAACTCCGTCTGCTCAACGGGCTCACGCAGTGCCTTGATCACACAGTCGGGCAGGTCGAGATCGACGCTTCCTGGGGCCAGTTTGAGCGTGACCTGGAACGACGGGCCAAACCTGTGTGGCTGGGAGACCGAGAAACCGTCCTGCGCCACAGCGTTCGTCATGTCGACCCCGTCAACGAGCAGTTGTGGGCCGACGCCTTGGATGGTGCGGAGATGTACGTGAGGCATAGTGCGTGTCCTGTCCTTGAGTCCTGGGAGGTTGAAGGAGGCGCCGCCCCAGGACAAGAACGGCGCCCCCGATCAGGGGTGGAACCGGTCAGGCGGTGACCGCGGTGGTCGCCGGGTCGCTGGTCACGTTAGTGGGTACTTCCACCGTCTGGACCTGATTGGGTCCATAACCCGGCGTTCCCTGCCCACACTCGGACGGGTAGACCTCGACCTTGTCGCCGATGGCGGGGGCGGTCCCCGCGTCGATGGTGCGGCGCACCACGAGGAACCCGTTGGCGCGGAAGACCAGCGTGGTCAGTGCGGTGTCAGCGGCGTCCTGCCGCTTGAACTTCACGCTGTTGGCGAACCCGCGACGACCGGCACGCTTGGTGTCGTAGGCGCTCGACAGCGAGGACGTGTCCACGTCCGCGGTGCTGGGGTCCGTCTTGAGCCCGTCCGGGGTCATCACGGTGTCGAGCCGCAGCCCGGCGTTGCGCTCAGCCACGGTCGGTGCGTTGATGTTCGCGCAAGCGGCAAGCCACTCAACGCGGATCTTGCCGTCGCTCACCAAATCGGCCACGATGATCAACTCTCTTTCTTGCCGGCATCGCCAGCGGTCTTGCCGGTGGTCCGGGCCACGTCTGTGACCTGGAGTTCTTGGGGTGCCGCGTCAGCGGCGGCGTTCTCAGCGTCGACCCGCTCAGCGTCAGCCTCGGCGCGGGTCCGGGACTCACCAATGGGTTCCCACCCGCGGGCCTTGAACGCGACCAGGGCCTCTGTGGGAAGCTCAGCCTCGGCGTTGATGGCTTCGTTGCGGCAGCGCGTGACCTCACTCATCAGGCACGCACCAGGGCGACGGTGACCGTGGTCACGGCTGAGTACGTCCACGAGATCAGCCCGGTGGCCAGGTCAGCCAGGGACGCGGGGAGGTGGATCAGGACGTCGCCCGTCGTGGCTGGGACGCTCACTGCGACGTCGGGTTTGGCTTGTGCGTAGTCGCTGCCGGGGACCACGACAGTGACGGTGATCGCGCCACCGCTGCCGTTCTTGACGCGCAGGAACGTGCGGTCATCGGGCTGGCAGGTGTCACCACCAGCACCAGCGGCCACGAACGCGGGGGTGATCCCCGTGACGGGGACCTGTTGAGGAACTAAGAAGGCCATCAGGGATTACCTTTCGATGTGGTGGATCGGGGTGTTGATGGGCGGGACTATTCCGGGTCAACAGGAGTGGGGTCAGGGCGGGCGGGCCAGTGCCAGGTGTGAGGTTCGGTGTCCTCCCCCTGACACGCGCTCGATGCCCAGAACGTGTCGTTGCCGTCAAGGAAGACCTGCCCCTGAACGGTGGTTGATTCGGGACTCCAGACGCGAACGATCAACATCGGGAAGGTGTCACCTGCTGCCACTGCGTTGCCGACGTGAATGATGACCCCAGAACTTGCGTCGATGTGCTCGATGCGGTGTGACTCGGCATCTTTCCGACGCTTGTTGATCGCGAGAGCATCGTGCGCGCCGATGGTAAAGATGACGATCCTGCCGATGGTGGGGGCTGTCATGGTGCTCCTTCTGATGTTGTGCGGGTAGATCGGGCAGTCACCGAAGTAGCCGATTGGCTCGGTCATCCTCCTCCTCTGTCGCGCATCTCCGGGTCTTAGGTAGTGGGGTCAGGCGGGCGTCACACGCAGCCATTCCGGGCTGTCCATAATCGCGGCGCGGGCACCAGTGAGCCGTGGCTGTTGCTCCTTCGGTAGTGCCGCCAGTTCCTTGACGACGTCTCGCAGATGCTCGTGGAGCCAGCCATGTGGGAACAGTTGGTCGTTCATCTCACTCCTTTCGAGGCGCTGGTATGCCGGGTCGAAAGGAGGGGGTGACGCGGGTCACCTAGACGGATGTGTATAGAGGTAGACAGGACTCACTCATCTCTGTATAGTCATATACAGAAGGGCAGGAGATACCAGCCCGGGAGAGGGAAACATGCCGATTCTCAGCCAGGCCACAGACCACCGACTCACCCTCGGTGACGAGCTGGACACCATCCTCGCGGCGACCTACGCGCAGGACGGTCGGGCACTCTTCGACGCCAAGGCCGCGCACTACAGCAACGTGATCTCGCTCCACGGCATGGAGCACCCGACGATGGCAGCCCTGATGGTGGCTCACCCGTACATCGAAGGCGCGCCGCTGGAGGTCGAGCTCATCACTGAGTACCAGGCCAGCAACATCGCGAAGCTCGAAGCCAAGATCGGTCGCAGCTGGACGGAGTTCACGGACGCACCCTCTGGGACCCCGGCGACCAGCATCGCCCAGCGCGACTTCGTCAAGCTCATGAAGGTCCTCCTCGCGGCCGCTGGGTACCCGAAGTCATGATCACCACCACGCAGCTTGTAGAGATCGTCCAGGCCCACGGATACGCCGACTACGACGCCGCGACTGTCGAGGGGTTGATCGAGGACGCGGTCCTTGAGCTGAACGGCGACGACGGCGGCATGGACACCATCATCAAGTCGGGAGACGAGTACACCGACGACGCAGGGATGTGGATTACGAGCTACCTGGAGGAGCAGATTCATCCCGATCCCCAGAAGGTCGCGGTCGACGCAGAGGAGGCAGAGCTCGCCGAGATGGACCAGCGGGCCGACCTCAAGCGCATGGCAGAGAACTACCGCCGCACGCACCAGTGGGATCTCAATGCGCTTGAGTATCTCCGGGTCGCGATGCGTGAGGCCGCCCCGACGATGAGCGAGTCCGAAATCGCCAGAGTCGCAGGCGTCACCCGGATGACCGTCCGCAAAGCCCTTGGGAAGTGACCCCGAAAGGTGTGGCGAGAGGCGCCACTATTCCGGGTCACTGTGGTCTCGGGTCAAGGGCCGCAAGCGTCGGGACCGTCCGAGGTCCCAACGCGGTGCTTATCCAGCGCCTCGATCCTGTCGATGAGTGCGATCAGCCACTCAGGGTTTACTGAGACGTAGGACTTGCCGGTGTCGATGCAGTGCTGGGCGTTCTGTCGAGCCATCTCAGCACTGAGCATGGGGTCGTTGGTCATGTACTGGATCATCCTCCTTCGGCGCTAGAGATGGGGTGGTCGTTATCCGGGTCAACAGTGGTGGGGTCAGAGGCCCCTGGCGATCACTTCACCGAGAGGGCGCACAGCGATGCCAGAAGCCGAGATGTTGCCCATGACGGTGGTGAAGTTCGCTGTCGAATATTCGGTAGCCACAGTGGGCGCGGCCACGATGTTGTGAAAGTTGATGATGAGCCACGACTTGTTGGCAACGGCTTCGGCTACCGCTGTCGCGATGGTCGCTGTCGTCGTGGTGTTCACGACCTCTAGGCACCGCAGGAGGTACTGGTTGCCAGGGGGCCACGTCTCGTGGTTGACGTTGTCACCGATGGTGCGGCCCGTGGCGAAAACCTTCGCGACCTGGGCGAGGCTGTTGGCGTCGAACCCCCCACCGGGGTAGGCGACATGCTGAGACCCTGCGGCGAAGCCGTTGTCGATGTACCACTTACGCAGGGCAACGAATCGGGCCAGGAGAACGTCAGGGGCCACATTGTCGAAGGTGTCGATGTCGTGGGCGGTGATCTCCCAACCGTGAACGTCCTGCAAGGTATGAAGGTTCGCCAAGGTCATGAACGTGGGGTCATCGACGCCGCTTGGGATGATGTTCGCGGTGCCTCTGATGCCGTATGCGTCCATGATGGGGCGGGCAGTGAGGAACTGGGACTCTTTGCCGTCATCGAAACACACCGACACAGCGCCAGCGGGCGGCTCCGGGAACGCACCGATCCCACCGAACCAGACATTGACCGGGCCAGATACGCCGGTGTCCTTGACTTGGACTCGGAGAGCGTTGATGGCAGCCCTGTTCGGTGTTCCGGTCGCTCCGTCTGTGGCGAAGTTCAGGGTCACACGGGTCCAGGTGTTCGCCACGAGGGGGTTCCGTGGTCCGCCGTTCTTGTATGCCTCGAAGTTGAAGTAGTTGGTCCACGTCGATGCGTCAGAGCCGAGCAGGATACGGACGGACGCGGTCAGTACCGGGTTGTCTACCTTGATCCACACCACCACCTGTTTGCCAGTCAGATCGTATGGGCCGACGTTGGCGTTCTTCTGCACGGTGCAGTTGGTATTCAGTGTGGTGGTGGTCAGTTTGAGCGACTGTGTCCCGAGCGCGTAAGTCGTCGTGTCGTCCGCGAGGGCACCAGCCGCTGACTGTTTGCTGAACCCGTGCCCGGCAGCGAAAAGCGTGAGCATCTGGGTGACCTGCGGGGTCGGCACCCGGACCGGTCTGTCTGACGTCAGAAACGTGGAATTTAGTAGTGCCCGCTCGGCGGTGATCGCAGCGTCAAGCTCGGCCTGCGAAACCGTCCACCCAGCATCAGGGGGGACCGTTCCAGGAGGCACCACCGGGGCGGCAGCCACAACCCAGCCGAGGGTGTCCCACCCGTCATAGAAGGCTTTGTCGAGGACGGTCTTGACGACGCCGGGCAACGAAGGGTGCGACATCCACATGGTGGCTCCTGCCGAAAAACCATATTGAGTTAGGCGGGCACCGATGCGGTGAGCCGTTGAACACTGACTACGCGGGCACGCTTGCCGTCAGCCAGCGATCAACCGAGAACAGGACAGGGGGCGGTGTCACCCACACACGTGGGGTGGCTACGGCTGAACGTTGAACACGTCGAACAGGATCGGGACGTACCAGCGGGAAGGGCTCACTGCCAGGTCCTGACGGATAGGACCAGGGTCAGTCGACTCATTCACCAGCCCACCGGAAGTGGTCAACCTGACTCCCGTCAACGCCGAGCGGACTTTCTTGGCTGCGGTCAACACCCGGTTCACGTCCCCACCAGCAGCTGTGACCTGGAAGGACCAGGCCAGGTGTGAGGGCGCGCCCGTCAGGTTCCCGGGGATGTTGCGGCCGGGGGAGACGTAGAGCACGGCGTACATGTGTGCTCGCCCGTCCGGGTCCATCCGCACTGAGCCTTGACCCGCGTCGTCGACGGACCCGTCGAACACGTCCAGGTTCGTCGTCGTCATCAAAACTGCCAGCGCTGCGTCATGCAGGACAGCCACGTCCAGGGTCACAGGAGCTTCTCCGTGATCCGGCCGAGGGCGTCTGCGAACTCGCCGGCATGACGGTCGAACGCTGGACCCATGTATGCCGCCGGGCCTTGAGTGGACGTGCCGTACTCGACGTGAGCCCCATAGTTGGCGGTTGGCCCGACCTCGGCAGTCAGCCCTTTCACGTCGCAGCTGATGCTGTTGCGCAGGTTCCCGGTGTCGACGGGGGCGAACATCTTGGCGTCACGTTCGATGTCGGCGCTCGACTTCTCCAGCACCTTCCGGGCTAGCGGCACCATCTTCGCGGGGATCCGCCCGAGGTCGACTGCGAGCCGGTTGAAGTCGGACAGGTCGATGTCGAAACCGTCTCCCATGACTCCTCCTCAATCCAGGTTGTCGGTGGCGATGAGGTCGCGCTCGAACCGTTCCGACCCGTACTGCACGTCAGTGACCTGCAGCCTGCGGCCCACCAGGTGGGCGTCGTTGTCCGCGGCGGTGATGACGATGTGCGCGCCCTCAGGGACGTCGGGGACGTCCGCGGGGACAGGGATGAGGTAGCGGCGTTCGGTGACTTGCTGGCCGGCCTGCGTGGCCTCGGTGGCCGAATCGATCTCCTGGATCCGGCAGGGGCAGTCATCGATGATCACGATCGGCGCGGCCGGGATCTTGGACTCCGTTCCGGGATCGGTCGATCCGGGTCCAACACCGGGTGTCTCGATGCGGCACACCGCGGTCATTGCGCCTTCAGCTACCGGCTGGTGATGCTTCGACCAGTCCGCGTGGATCACCCTTGTCGTCGAGAACGGCATCAGAGGCCCCACACCTGGTGCTCGGTGAGCTCGGGGCTGCCGGGGTACGGCTGGTAGTCGACGACGTCGAACGCGAAGTCGTCGTCCTCAGCCTGGGCGCGGAGCCGGTCCGCGTGCTTGCGCAGCGAGTCCGCGGTCTTCGCGCCATCGGTAGACAGGTCTTGGGTCTTGATGACCTTGGAGACGAGGGTCTCGGAGTCTGCGATCGCGTCAAGGGCGTCAGCTGCGGCGCGACGAACACTGCCGGCGTTGATCGCCAGGAACCCCTCGACCTGCGGGTCGTCCAGGATCGGGGTGGTCTCGTTGGTGTCCGCGATGAGGAGCCGGACCTGACCAACGGGCGTTTCGTAGTCGATGGCCATGCGGACCTCCCGATAGGAATGTGGTTGGGGCGCAGGACTGCTCGTGGCAGGGGCCGATTGGACCCGGCGTTGGAACCCCCGAGCGGACCTTCACGCTGCAAGTCAGTAGTGCCGGGCGACGTGTTGACGCCCCAACCACAGGCTTTGAGATGACCCAGCGCCACCCGACCCGATTCATGGGCCGGGCAGCGAGGGTGATGCGACTCAGATACCCGGGGTGCCCGTCGCACCGGTCGACCCGTAGGTGTGGATCGGGTCAAGAGCCGCAGAGCCCGTCACGTGCCGGACCCGGTACCACACACCGTCGACCTCGAAGTCGCCCTCCTCTGGTGCGATCGCACCGCCACCGACACGGGAACCCGTGTTGGACGACACCCGAAGATCCGGGGTCTCATGGCCGGCGAGGAACGCGACCGCGACAGCCGGACGCGCAGCACCCTTCGGGTCGGGCAGGACAAACCAGGACGCGCCCGCCAATAGCGGGTTCACGACCAAGCTGACCGCGCCCTTGAGGGGGTTCGGCTCATCCACACTCTTGGCGCCCGACGTGGTCCGCACCATCGTGGCATTCAGGATCCGCGCTGCCGTGAACTGCAACGCGGGACCAACCATGAGGATCAGACCGGAGTGGGGAAGAATGTTGCCTTCCTTGTCGCGGCGACCCGCGATGGACTCGATGGCCGCCTGCACCGCAGCAGACGTCAGCGCCGCCGTCGAGCTGTTGTCGAACACGGTGTAACCCAACAGTCCGGCAGCCGTGGCGTCGTAGGCCTTGAAGTATGCGGCCAGGGGTGCGCCCGTCACCGCGGTGGTGATCGCCTCGAGAGCGGCGTACTCCTCCGTGAGCTGGGATGCCCGACCGTACTGGTTCGGGATCTGACGGAGCTCGTCGATGTCGTCGTTGACGCCGGCTTCCCACGAGTACCCGAACCGGCGACCGAACTTCTTCGCCGAGATCGCGAACTCGTTGGTGTCGGACTCGGCACCTGGGTACTCGGTGAGCTGCGGGACAACGTCGAGGCGGGTCTTGCCGCCCATGATGTCGATGAGCTTCTTGGGCTTGAAGTTCCGGACCGTGGTGCGGGTCGCGAAGTTCTGCCACACGCCCGGGACGTCGCCGTAAACCCCGAGGAGCTCGCGGTCGAGCAGGTCGCCGGTCGCGGACACGAACAGGTCGGACGTGGTGAGTGCCTCGTTGACGACCAGGGCGGCCATCTTGTCGCCACCCCACGCTTTGGCCCACAGCTCGGCGGCTTCCTTGAGTGCCTTCGCGCGGGTGGGGGAGAGGCGGCGGTGCGCCTCGTTGGTGGTGCCTTTGAGGGCACCGTTTTCGGTGAGGCCGAACGACTCGGCCAGCAGGAGAATGGTCATCAGTGCTCCTCAGTACTGGTCGACGCGGACGGGGATGACGCCGGCTGGCGCACCCTTGGTGGCGAGGGCGACACCGAACTTCGCGTTGGTGTTGGTGGCGTTCAGCGCGTTGCCGGGGACGGTGATGTACACGTAGTCGCCGACCGCGGCGATAGCGCCGGTGACGGACAGGAGGTGGACGCCTTTGAGCATCACCGACGCGAACCCGTCGGGGTTCCCACCTTCGCCTTCCTTGGTCTGGGCGACACCGTTGATCCCGGCGGCGAGGACACCGACGTGGACCGGGCCGCCCGATGGGGTGTCCTGGGGCACGGGCAGCGACAGGTAGTCGCCGTCCTCGAACTTGGTGTTGGTAGCCATGGTCAGGCCTCCTTGATCTGGTGGCCGAATGCAGAGGCCACGGCTTTGTCGACGTCGGCCTCGGTGACCTCGCCCTTGGTGTTGTCGGTCCGGCCGAAGTTGGTGACCTTGCCGACGCCGAACGCCTCACCGATCGAGGCGACCTCGGTCTCGGCGGCGGTGCGAGCGGCCTCAACGGCGGTGCGGAACGCGGCCTCGTCGAACGTCCCGTCCGCCGCGAGAGTGATGCTCGAGACCGCGGCCTCGATGACCCTGGCAGCGACCACCGGGGGCAGCTGCGTGGACTCGCCGACCAGGGTGGTCGCGATGGGCCGTGCGGTGTCACGGGCTTCGGACACGGCACGCTCACGGCGCGCGGTGTCCCTCTCGGCGATGGCTGAGTCGCGCTCAGCCTCTAGCACGGCGACCCGGCTAGAGTCCGCCTCGAGCTGGCTCAGTCGAGCCTCCTCGATCTGTGGCATGGTTTTCTCCTTTGGTGGCCCAGCCGGGATGACTGGAACGTTGATGGCCGCCTCGATGGCGGCGGCGATGACCTGCGGGTCTTCCCACAGGTCACGGGTGTACAGCTGCGGCGCGGACGCCCGCAAAGCGGTGGTGAACGCGTCCAGCGCGTCACCGACCGCGCCGCTCATAGCGATTCGTTCCTCGCGGGAGAGGCGCCCGTCGCCGAACATCTCGTCAGCGTGGCGCGTGAAGTCCAGGTGCATCCTCGCCTCGAACCACTGACCCACGTTGCGGGCCTCACGCAGCAAGGTCAGGGACGCTGCAGGGGTGAACCCTGCCTCGGCCGTCGACAGGGCCGACTCGAGGACCTGCAGGATCTTCCCGCCGCGGCCGGCGTCCGTGACGTAGTCAGCCGACACTCCCTCGACGAGCTCTGTCACGATGACGCCTTGTCGGCCTTCTGCCTCGCCCGATTCGACGTGGGCTGCGGCGCGGATGCTGACGCCGATGGCTTCCTTCATCTCAGCCAGCACTTCACGGTAGGGGCCGAAGACCTGCGCCTCAGCGACAAGCGCGCCACGCGCTTTGTCCCAGTGGGCGTCTTCGGTGAGCATGCCGGCGATGTCGCGGACCGACCGTTCAGGTCGGTCCTGCGCTTCGCTGTACGACGGGTGATCCAGGAACGTCTTCATGCCCGCCTTGAACACGCCAGCCTTGCCTGCAGCCTCAAGGACTTGGGCCGAGTAGTGCCCTGAGCTGCCCCACCCTGGTGTGATGAGCTGCAGCACGAAGCGGCCCTCGGCGTCGGGTGCGGCGACCTGGCCTAGGTCGGCCTCGGTGAGCTGGATCCGCTGCGGCATGGTGGGTTCCTCCCGGTCGTGGGATCGTGGATGGCGATGAGTGACGATGACGACGCGGACTGCGTCGAACACCTCTGGGTGATGACCGGTGCCACGTTCGACATGGACGGCGCGCACCTGGACCACGCCTGCAGCAGGTGTGGTGCCGTGATGTTGGTCGGGCCAGACGAGCTGACCGGGAAGGTTGGTTAGGCGACCAGTCGCCCGAGCGGGGTCGGCGCCCAAGAGTCACGCCAACCGGGGGTGACCCGCTTCGTGGACAGGTCCGCCCAGCCGATGTGTCCCCTGTCGAGGAGCTCGACACGCTGCGGGCCCATGACCGAGACCCGGTCTGCGTGCGGGAGGTCGTCGAACACAGCGCGCGCGTCGGGCAGGACTGACGCCGGCTCATCCAAACCACCGAACCCGAGCTGCGCCCACGTCTTAGTGACCGGGACCCCGACGCAGCGGCCCTGCTGGTGGTCGTGAGGCCCAGCATCGTCGACGTCGTGCGTGGACCCATGCAGTGACCAACACGACGGGCAGGTCCGTTTGTCGAGCTGGGCGACCCACTGCCAACCGGTCAACGTGTCAGCGTTCGCCTTGTTCGCCGCGGTGGTCGCGGCCCGGTGCGCGTCAAGGATCTCGGTGCGGGCGATGACCAGGGCACGGTTGCGGCCGCCTTCGAACGCGCCCTGGACCCGGTCCAGCATGATGCTCGCGGCCTTGCGGGGGTTGTCGCCGATCGCAACACCGCGGATCAGCGCCGATCGCATGGCCTGCTCAGCCTGGGCAGACAACGGCCGGGACAGCGCAGTCACCCGGCCGGTGGTCCTCTTCACGACCGCGTCCAGGGCGCGGGGGTCGACCCGGTTGAACGACGCCGCGAGCTCGGCCTGCGTCCCGGCAACTGGCGGGAGCTGTGAGGCGGTGAGCCGGGCCTGCCACTGCGCGGCCGCGGTGGTGAGGTTGGGCACGTCCTGCAGGACGGTGATGGGGAGGTCCTTGACCAGCTGGTTGAGTGCGTCACGGGTGACCTTGACGGCGTTGCGCGCACGTTGCGCGCGGTTGATCTTGGTCCGCGATGGCCACGCCCCGTCGGTGGACGTGGCGACCAGGTCGTTGATGGCGGCGTCCCACTCGGCGGCGACCTCGGTCCATGCCGCGCCCCACGCGGTGATGAGGGCCTGAGTGGCTGCGTCGACGGGGGCGTTGACGGCGATCCGCATCCCGGAGAGGAGCCGCATGGTGGCTTTGGTAACAGCCATCAGCCGTCAAAGTCCGTACGTCGCGCCTCTTCGAGCGACATCCCACCCGGCAGGGAATCCAACCACTCGATGCGTGTCGACCCGCCGTGGCCGTGGATGATCTCGACGTCCTGGATACTCGGCCAGATCACTGTCGACTGGTGATCCCCACGCCACCTGATCACACACACACCGTCGGGGAAGAGCACCCCGTCAGCGACGACACCGGTACCTGAGACGCCACTCACATCAACGTCGCGCGCCAGCTGGAAGCGGCGCATCAGACTCCGACCCACTCGCCGTCGGTGATGAAGCCGTGCGTCTTGCAGCGACCGCAGAGGATCGACGGGGTGACGGTCAACGGCTCGACCTGGACCACGTGCCAGCCTGCCTCGTTGATCGGCAGCAGCGTCTCGGCGCGCACCGGGATCAGCGCGCCACCCTCGCCAAGGTGGGACATGCAGTCGTGGAACCACCAGAAATGGACGCCGTCATCGTCCATGTGAAACGTCGGAGCGGCGCGCAACCTCTCGGTGACCCGACGACCTATCTCCTCGTAGAGGGTCACAGCGCGGCGGCGGGGTCGATGTCGTCACGGGGGACCCGGCGGTGGTAGCCAAAGGCGTCGACGTCCTCTGGTGGCTTCGCGGGGTCGTGCTCGTCTCGGCCGTACGGGCACACGTAGCGAGCGAGCATCACAACGCAGTGCTTCCCTCCTCCGAACGGGCTGGCGCTCGGGGTGAAGCCGTGGCTCGTGGCGTAACTGTCACCCATCACAGCACCGTGGGCGGGACGTCGCCGTGCAGGACCGCGTTCTGCTGCGCCCGCGCCGCGGCAGCATCAGCGGGGTCAACCCAGTTCCCCTGATCATCCACCAACTCGGCGAGCAGTTCGTCGATGTCCCGGACCCCGAGGAGCTCCAGGATCAGGCGGGCCACAGTCAGCGGCGGGAGTTTGCCCGTCGAGTCAGCCTTCACGATCGCCTCAAGCAGGGCAGGCACGTCGGGCTGGTTGATCGGCGGGAACGTGATGTCGATGGTCCGTGGCTGCCCGGCCGCGAGCTCGATGACCTCCACGCCCGTCCCAGGCTCGCGACGGACCGTGCCCTTCAGCCGGCCCTGCGGTGCCTTGATCGCCTGGTCGATGACGTACGACAGGATCCGGCGGTGCAGCTCAGCCCACCGGTCGCGGCGCATCCCCATCCCCAGCTCCGTCGGCTGATCCAGGGTCGCCGCGACCGCCCGGGCACCGGTCTGGCCCGGGTCGCACAGCAGCATCGTGACCGGGAGGTCCAACGCGGCCGCGACCATCGCAGCCAACGGCCGGCCACTGTCACTGTCGATCGTGGCCCCGGTCTTAGGGATGGCCTCAAGGCCGGCGCCTTCACTCATGATCGCCGTGGCACCGACCCCCAGGGACTGCCCGGTGCGCGGGTCCGTGGTGGGTGCCGCAGCCAGCTTGGAGCGGACCTGAGCGGCGTTCCTACCTTTGGCGGTGGCCCGCCACGCGAACCTGCTCAGCGCCTTGACGAGGCGCGCCCAGTCCTCGAGGAACTCCTTGTATGACCGCGCCCACGCCAACGCGTTGTACCCGTCGCCGATGCCGAACTTCCACCCGCTCAGCCGGTTCACCGACCCGTGCAGGACCGGGGACGCCCACATGACCTCGGCGCCGTTGATGGTCTTGGGCCGCATCAGGGGGTAGTACCCGAGCGCCGGGTAGAACGCCTTCATCTGCTTGGTCTCCGTGCGCCCCGTCTCAAGGTTGATGGTCGTCGCCGTCCACGACCGCTCGTAGTACCACGGGTCGTCACGGTCGTCAGGGTTGCAGATGACGTCCAACACCTCGTCGAACGGCAACGACCTGGCCTGCACCCGCCCAGTCAGCGGCGACGTGAACAGCGCGAGGAACACGTTCCCGTCGGTGAAGAACGCCCGCTCGAGCTCCTCCCGGGCCTGGCTCGACGTCAGGGACGCCCGGTTGGACTCGTCATCCAGGAACGCCTGCACGACGGCGTTGACGTCCTGCTCGCCGGCGTCGGTGTCACCGCGGGCCGCGATGGACACGCCCCCACCCCACACGTACGCGATCCGCAGGTTGGACCCGCGGCCCATGAGCGGGTTCACGACGGTCATGACCCGGCACAGCTCCGAGGACCGGAGCAGGCCCTGCCGGTTGAACTCGGAGTCGAACGACGACGACATCCGCAGCCAGCCGACGTCCTCGAGCGCGAGCTGCGCGTCAACCAGCGACTCGCTCATCACTTCGAGGGTGTTCTCGGCCGCGTCGAGCTGGCCCAGGAGCGTGGATTCACGGGACGCTTCGGCTTCAGTGATGTCGTCGACGCCGTCCAGGAGTGCGGTGGTGCGGTCGAACAGGCCCACGGTCGCTCCTCTCGGTCAGTAGGGGGAGATGCTGTACACGTCTTCGTCGTCGAGCAGGTCGTCAGACTCGATCAACGTCCCGTCCAACATCGGGACCAGCAGCAACCGGTGCAAAGCCTGAGACAGCGCATCGACCTGGTCATCATTCGCGACGTTCGGGAAGTCCTTGGCCTCCTGGACCAGACCACTCACCCACGGCGCGAACGACACATCGGGCAGGTGCACGTTCCCCGCCTCGACCAGCGGTGAGACTGCTGCGGCCCGCGCGTACTTCGACCCTTCCGGTTCGACCGGGATCAGCCCGACGAGCTGGGAACGCAACGCGTTCAAGATCGCGGGCCCGTTGGCCTTGTCCTCCACGAGCTTCGCTGTCGCCTGCGGCCACCGCTTGGACAGTGCCCGGATCGCTTTCAAGGACCCGGTGAACGACATCCGTGCCCGGACCTGGTCCAGCAGGAACACGTCAGCGCCCCTGCGCAACCAAACCTGGCCGACAACGAAGTCGCTGCTCTTGGTGTCTTTGAACGTGAAGTCCCACGACTGGCAGAGCTCGACGTCGGCACCGTTGGCGTTCGGGACCATACACACGCCGTTGTGTTCCAGCCACAGTGGCTGGTCGTAGGAGTGCCACCAGTCCTCTTGGAGCACGCCGCCGGTCTCGGGTGAGGGCCGGCCTTGGTAGAGGGCGGTGAAGTCCCGTGTCCCGGTCTGGACCCGGATCTGCTCCCACTGCGCCGGTGTGCGTTGCTGCCCGGTGTCCTCATTGACCCGCGCCGACGCCATCCACTCACCCGGCTGCCGGCCGAGGAGGTCGGTGCCGCCCTTGTTCGGGTCGTGGTCGGCCTGAGCGGGGATGTTGATGACCCGCCACCGGTGCGCGTCTTCCTGCCCCAACAGGTACCCGGCGAGGTCGTCGGTGTGCCACCGGGTCAGGACCAGGATCACCGGTGCGCCCGGAGCCAGTCGGGTGGATCCGACAGTGCGCCAGAAGTTCTTCGCCTGCTCCCGGTAGACGGGGGAGTCGGCACGTTCACGGTTCGCGACGGGGTCGTCGATGATGAGGCAGTTCGCGGCCCGGCCGGTCAGGCCGCCGGTGATACCCACGGAGCGGACCCCGCCGCGGTGACCGTCGATCTGCCATGAGGACACCGCGCCACTGTCGGGTGCGATCCGCAGCCCGAGGTCGAGGGTGTCTTCCTGCCCGGAGTGGCCGGTGATGGCCGTGCGGATGTCGCGGCCGAAGTCGTTGGCGAGGTCCTGGGCGTAGGACACGATCGCGACCCGCCAGTCGGGGTTGTGCAGCAGGAACCACAGCGCACCGATCTTGGTGACCCTCGAGCTCTTCCCTTCCTGCGGGGGCATGGTGATGATGAGCCGGTCGCAGCGGCCTTGGGTGACGTCGATGAGTGCTTCGTCGATGAGGTCAAGGGCGGGGGTTTGGACGGTGCGGGGGTCGAGGGCTTTCGCGAGGTCGCCGGGGGTGGCCCAGCGTTGGGTGAGGGGTTCGTAGCGTTGGGCGAGGTACTCCCAGCAGAGGTCAGCCGTCATGGGGTCACCTCGAAGGCCGGTCAGGGCGGGGCATGCGTGAGGCCCGAGAGCGGGGTGCTCGATCGGGCCTTGGGCATAGTCGTGCTGTCGTTTTCATATTACACACCGAACCCGGCGCGACGCTTCACCCGCCCTTGTGGCGTGTCCCGGCGGGCCTTCTCGCAGTCGTAGAACGCCAACTCCGAGATCATCACCTCACCGAGAACACGGGTCGACGACAGTCGGTAGCGGGTGATCCACACACGGATCGTGGACGCCGGGAGCCCAGCGATCTCTGCGGCCTCGTCCAAGGTGATCAAGCCGATGTCGTGAGCTGACAGGGGGCTCATGCGTGCACCGCGTCCGCGTACGACTTGGCCAGGAACTGGTAGTGGCCCCAGTCCCACGACGCGCCACAAGCGCGGCATACGACCAGGTCGTCACCGTCTTTGCGTTGCAGGCTCCTGCGCCCGCACAGCATGCACGTGCCGGGGAGCCGGTGGATGAGGCGGTCGGTGCCGGTGACCTGCTCGAGGCGCCGGGCCAACCTCAGCGCGTCGAACCCGATGGCGACGGCATCAGGGCAGGACAGGAGCGCGGTGGCGCGGCTGGTCAGGTAGATGGTCGCGGATTCCAGGGTCCGCCATGGGCGTTGCCCGAACTGGTGGTCGCCGATGTGCGCACGCAACTGGTCCTCAGTGTTGACCGCCCACCGGATGATCTCGTCGGCCTGGTCCCACGCGGGCGATGGTGAGGGTGTGGTGACGCCGGCTGTTGGGCGGCTGTTGCCGGCGCCGTGGGGGGTGTTGAGCGGGCCTGGGGTGAGGGGTTCGCACTGGGCTGGGAACCCGGCGATGGTCGCTGTGATGTGTTCCTGGCAGGGCCTGCACCAGTCGGGTGCGGCGGGGGACATGGGGATGTTGTGGGTGGGCCGCTGTGGGTGGTGTGGTGGGCAGCATCCCGGCTTGATGCGGTGTCTTGGGCGTTCCGGTGCGGGTCCGGCTGTGGCGCGGAGTTCGTTGAATGCGGCCCGCTCGGCGGCGACCCAGAGGTCGTTGCACGGCCCGGGGCAGGGATCTGCGTCGTCGGAGAGTGCGGCGTCGTGGGCGATCTGGGCGACGTCCAGGTGGGCCAGGCGGGAGCCGTCGTGACGGCGGCGGCCACTCATGCGGCGCCTCCCAGGGTTCGGATGTGCTTCGGGAACAGGTCCGCGATCCCGGCTGCCCACGCACCCGGGAAGTTCTCCCGCGTGACCCCTGCGTTGATCAGCCAGGCGCACAACGCGGCCATCAGGGAGTCCAGGAACTGGCCGAGGAGCAAGCCCCGCTGCTTCGCGAGGTCCACATGGGCGTCGTCGACTCCTGCGGCGTGGGCGGCTTTGGCGTAGGTCACGAGCTGGTCTTCGGCGGAGCGCAGCATCACCCACCAGATGTTGGGTTTCGCCTCGTAGGTGGTGCCGCGGTCGTCGCCGCCTTCCTTGTTCCGGATCTTGCCCCAGACCAGGTCTGCGGGGTCGATGGCTTGGACTTGCTCACGGAGCCAGCACACTTCGGCGTACTTCGCGGACACCAGCCAGATCATGGCTTCGGTGTGGGAGATCTTCACTGGTTCGGGCAGGCCGAGGCGGGCCATCTGTGCGCGGGCTTTGCCCTCGGCGATCCGCTCCTCGGCTTTGCGGAGGTTCTGCTTCGCGTTCGCCCCGTGCTTCGCGCACACCAGCTGCCCATCCTTCGGGGGGTTCAGGCATGGCTCGCCGGCCGCCCGGGTCCGCCGCCCGGGTTTGGGGTCCCGGGTTTCCTTGACGTGGCTCTTGCAGGAGGTGTGCCCGTGGGGTGTGACGTGGGCTTGCGGGCCGGGGCACGCAGGCGGGTGGTCGCTCATCTTGGTGCGGGTCACGACGGGTCCTCGAGTGCGGCCTGGATGTCGGCCTCACGAACCCCGATAGCCCGTAGCGGGTTGTCTGGGTGGAGGAGTGCCCGAACCCTGCCGATCGCAGCCAACGCGGCGTCCCGCTCATCCTCAGCCTTGACCAGCGCCTGGATGGCACTGACGAATGACCCCATCGCATCCCGGTAAGCCTGTAGGTCTGCGCGCAACCGTTCGATCTCCTCGTCCTCCTCGATATCCGTCCCACGGTCGATCACGACACCACCTCACGCACGTACGAACCACTGGTGACGCCCGCGGCAAACGTGTCAGCGGCCAGAACAGCCAGGGCGTAGGCCTGCCAGATATCCGCCCGGAAGCCGTAGAACCACCCCGGCGAGGCCTTGGTGCCCTTGCCGCGGTTGGGCTGGCCCGAGGCGAACCGGTCGATCAACGCCTGGGTGATGTTCGAGTCCTTGGCCTTCGAGGTCCCGCAGAGGTGGAGCTTCACGTCACGGCGGTAGACGAGGTCGACCTCAGCGAATAGGTCAAGGCTCACTTCAAGGAATCGGCCGACCCAGACGCAGGTTTCGAATACTTCTTTCCCGACTGCCATTCCATAGCTCGCGACCATTTCGATAGCGACCAGGTCGGCATTCAGCCCGCCATGACTGACGCAGTCCCTGAGGTCCGTGTTGGGAATCTTCCCGACGTCAATGGGTGAGCAATTAGTGCCCTCAATGAGGGCGTAACCGGATTCGGTGTTTCCTGGATCAATAGCGAGGATGCGCATGCGGTCCTGGTTTCCTGGGTTGTGTTGATGGGTTCTGGTCCCTCTGGCCGCCGGCCCCCGCGCGCGCGGGTGTGTGCGTGTACGCGCGGGCGCACACACCCCGTAGGGGGAGGGTTTGGGACAAGCGAATCGTGTTGTGTGGCAATGGGTTTCGTTTTCGGCGGTTTTGGGACAAGGTGTATAAGTGCAGGTCAGGGCTTGTCCCAAGGGGTTTGGGACAAGCTGGGACACGTGGGTAATCCGGGTTTTGGGTGGTGCCTGTAACCCTCTGACCTGCGGGTATGTCTTGGGCGCTATGTGGTGCGTTGGTGCTTGGGACAGGAATGGCTTGGGACACGTGGGACAAGACGCGTTTGCGCAGGTCAGGGCTTGTCCCAAGGGGTTTGGGACAGCCTGGGACAGATGGGACAGGGTTGGTGGTGGGACAGATCTTGGCCCTCATGTCAGTCCTCGATTTCGAAGGAGTGGACGAGGTTGACGAGCTCCATCTGGCGGGCGTCCATGATGCGTTGGACGGTTGATCTAGGAATGCATGAGGCGTCGCTGACTTCACGCACGGTGAGTTTCTTTCCGGCGGCAGTAATGGTGTTGCGGATGGTGTACCAGCGTTGATCGTTGAGGCTACTGACGGCATTCCAGGGCCATTCTCCGCCCCTTTGTAGGGCTGGGGGGAACTGTCGTTCTTCGCGCATTCCGCGCCAATGGGTGAGGTCTCCGTCTTCGGATAGGTGGAGGCCGAACTCTGGCCAGCGCAGCCACCCGGACCAGCCGTAGGGTTCTTTGGGGCGGTTCTTGGGGTTGCCGTTGGCGGATTTGGCGCTGTGGGCTTCGAGGACGACGGCGAGGTCGTGGCGGGCGCGTAGGGCGTCCAGTGCGATGGCTGCCGGTTTGGACTCGACCTCTTTGATGGGGTCGCCGTTGGCGAGCTTGTAGATGGGGCCGGTGATGAGCAGGTCGGGGCTGTGGTGGGCGATGAGGGCGGCGAGCCAGGCTTGGTCTTCGGGTGCGGACAGGTTGAGGCCTTCGACTTTGCAGGCGATGACGAGGTTGGTTGGGTCCAGGTCGTGGCCGGCGGCCAGGCGTAGGGGGCGCATCTTGCGGCGGGTTTGGCGTTCGGAGTTCTCCAGGTCGAGGACGAGCACTTTGTGTGGGTCGCAGAGTTCGCCGGTGAAGGGGTGGATGCCGGCGGCGATCTGGGTGGCCCATTGGCGCAGGAGGGTGCTTTTGCCGTGGCCTTCGCCCGCGGTGAGGATGAGTCGGTCCTGTCGTTCGAGCATGCCGGGGACGAGCCAGTCGTAGTGGTCGTCGGCTGCGCCTGCGCCTAGGAAGGTGTCGACGTCCTGGCCGGGCATGTTGGCTCGGTCTGCGCTGAGGCGTTGGTCGTCCTCAAGGTGGTCGCGTAGGAGGCGTAGTGCGACGTTGTGGGATGTCTCGTCGGGTGAGCGGGCGGTTTGCGCGAGCCGGGTGGCCAGGGTGGCGTCGCGGCGTTGTGCTTGCAGGTGTAGGAGCCGCCCGGCGTAGTAGGTGGCTGAGCCGGGGGTGGCGACGCCTGCGACGAGTTCATGTAGGTAGGCGGGGCCACCTGCGCGGTGGAGGTTGCCGCGGCGGTCGAGTTCGTCGGTGACGGTGATCGTGTCGATGGGGGTGCCGGTGACGGCGAGGGTGAGGACTGCGGTCCAGGTGAGCTCGTGGGCTGGGCTGTAGAAGGTTTGGGAGGTGATGCCTTGGTCGCGGAGTTCGGTGATGACGGCGGGGTAGAGCATGGTGGTGCCCAGGACCATGCGTTCGTAGTCGTTGTTGTGGGGTAGGTCGGTGGGGGGTTGGTCTTCGGGTGGTATGGGGTGGAGGTATCGGGCTTCGTTGCTCAAGCCTGCCCACCTCTTTCGTGGTTGTTGGTGGTGTCGCCCGGCCGATGGCGCCTATCGGTGGGGGTCTGTGGTGCTGCTGTTTTTCGCCCAGGTCGTCGGGGGCGTTCGTGCGCGGGTGGCTACGTGTTGCGACCTGCCCACTCGGTGCCGCAAATGACCCAGTCGGCGGGGGTGAGCAGGGTGGCGACGTCGTTGCGGTCGTCGCTGACGCTGCCGTGGGCGATCTGTACCTCGCCTGCGATCGGGTCGACGCGCCAGATCCCGTCCTGGTCGTAGCGGACGCGCAGGAGCACGCCGTTGCTGAACCCGAGGATGGAACTGTCTTCGTCCGTGCCGTAGGTCGGGCTGAACTCCTCGGTGATGTCGCCGTCGACCTCGATCAGGTCGTCACTGGCTCCGGTCACGGTGATGCTCATGACGGTGTGCCGTGCCAGATGCTGGCGGTGATGCCGCCGGCGACGTCGGTGACGATGTCGTCGAACGCGGCCCGGAGGATGTCTTCGGGGCGTTCCATGACGTACCCGAGGAGGAGGGTGCCGTCGGTGATGCGGTACCGGAAGCGGGCGTTGACCCTGTACCCGGGGCATCCGTCGAAGGGGGCGATGCCGAGCTCGAAGGTGTCGGGGATGGTGATGTCGCCCTTCTTGCCCGCGGTGGCGGTGGTGTCCTCGCGGTACTCCAGGGTTGTCTCGCCGGACTTCAGTCGGCGGGATGATTCGAAGTTGACCTTGGTGTGGGCCTTGAATGACTGGGCGAGTTCGAGCATGTCCGCGCCGGAGGGGGTGGCGAAGTCGGGGAGGCGCTCTTCGACGTGCTCAGCGAACGTGGTCTGGGGCATGAACTTCCGGTCGAGGGTGGCCCACGCGACCCAGGCGGGGGTTTTGCGCAGGACGAGCTGGGCGCGGTGGTCGCCCCACCCGGCGGGGCCTTCGATCATCTGGGTGACGGCGTCGGCGAGCTCGTCGATGCCCTCGTTGGTGTTGATGACGGCCACGAGCTGCTGGTTGGCGAGGTCAGCCCAGACCTCGGTCTCGGGCAGGGCGTGTTTGGTCAGGTAGGCGATGAATGCGGGCGCGTCGTGGACGCTGACCATGCCCTTCTTGCGATCGGGACGGTCCTGACCCTTCTCGATCACGGAGCGGAGGTTGAGTTCACGGACTGCGCCGTCACGGTCGACGCCTGCCCAGATCCCTGGTGCGAGCAGGGTGGGGGTGCAGGCTTGGCGGGTGATGTTCTCGATCGCGGCGACGTCGCTCGTGCTCGACAGGACGGACTCGAATTCGGGCATGGTCAGGCTCCAATGCGGGTTAGTAATGAGTGGGCAGCACGGCGGGCGCGTGCTCGATCGCGGTTGCATGATCTGCAAAGTCGGTAACCGTCCGAGGTGATGTAGACGTTCGCCCCAGACAGGGGGTGATCGTGGATGCAGTCCGTCTTGTTGGCGTTCACCGCGGTCGGTGATCGACCTCGGAGCACGTTCTCGCCCTGAGTGACGACTTCGAGATGGTCGGGCCGACCACAGAGCCGGTGAGCGCACGGGCCACCTGGGCAGGTCAGGTCGCGCGTGTGGCAGAGGTGGTCGGGGACCAGCCCGTCTGGGATGGGACCGACGAACATCAGGTACATCAGGCGGTGTGCGGTGAACGTTGTGCCGTCGATGTGCAGCGACCCGTAGTTCTGCGGTGACGGCGTGCCCGTCCACGGCATACAGGCATCCGGTTCGGTGGGCACCATGTAGTGATTCAGGAGACGTTCAGTGACGGAGAGTGCGGGGATCGACTCAAGGTCCCCGCGTCTCCACGACTTGAGGTAGTGCCGCTGGCACATGTCTCGCGTGCGTGTGGCGCGGTCGCACCCGTTGATGGAGCAGGTTCGGGTGGGCTTCATGCGCCTGAGCCCTGCGTGACCTCGCCAGTCGTGGTGTTGACTCGGGGCGGCGGCGGGACTTCGCGGAGGCTCTCGAACGAAAGCTGATCCGGATTGTCCCGGGTGAGGTTGCCGTTCTCGTCGGCGTAGAACACACCGGACGGCCGGTCATATTCCGGCAGCTTGAGCTTAATCTCGTCGCTGACGACGAGCAGTGAGGCGTCTTGTTTCATGGGTTGGACGGTCACGGTCAGGGTGATGGTGCCCTTCTTGCCGGTGTCTTGGACGCGGGCGATGAGGTCGTGCAGGCCTTCCCCCAGTTCGGCGTGGGTTCGGCCTTTGGCTTGTTCGGCGAGCCAGTCCCCGAAGGGCCGGATGATCACGTCGTCGCTGGGGGTGGTCACAGTTCTCCTTCGGTGGGCATGCGGTGGTCGAACTCGGACTGCATCTGGGCGCGGTAGGTGGGGCACATCGGGTCATGGGTGTCCGAGTCGCAACCCAGGGTGAACGCACAGTTGGGGGCGTCTGTGTCGGTGTCGGGGCCGTAGGTGAACACGGTCCCTCCGACTGTGATGAACTCGTTCAGGCCTGCGCCGGGCAGGTCGCGGCCGACGGGGTGCCGGCGGCGACTCCCGGCCTGGGGGTTGTCGTTGGTGACGGGGATGCTGGTGGTGGGCATGGGCGGGTTTCCGTTCCTGTTGGGGTGGGCTGCGCGTTCGGCGATTTCGCGGTCGTTGCGGAGGGCCATGCGGCGGCGGGAGCCGTGGGCGTTCCTTGTGGTGCATCGGGTCCCCGCTGGGCTGTGGCAGTCGGGGCAGGGGACGCCGATGATGTTGGTGTTCGGGGTCCTGGTCGCTGCCCCTGTTTGGGGGCTCTTCGCGGCGGCGACCATGCGGTGGGTCCTCATGCGGCGTGCTCCTGGACGGTCTTGTTGCGGATCATCCGCTCGAGCAGGTCGTAGCGGCCGGCCCTGGCGCAGTGGTGCTCGATGGTGGACCTGACGACACGGAGGCGGTCGGCGATCTGGTCGAGGGTGGAGCCGTCGCTGACGAGCCACTCGATGTCCTCGAGGTGGACCTTCTGCCACGGCTTGCCGGTGACCTGCCCGAGGTCGGGCAGGGCGTCGGGGGTGTCGATGTTGTCGTCCCAGGCCATGGGCACCGCCCACCCGACCGTGGCGGCATACCGGATCGAGCGGTCGGACCACCGGTTTCTGGGTGGGGCCTGGTCCCAGAGCTCGTCGTAGAGGGCCGTGACGGAGCGTGCGGTGGCGGCGGCGTGAACCCGGTCAACTGGTAACTCAGAGTTTGTAGTTGGGCCGTGGATGCTGCTCATAGGAAGTGTCCGTTGATGGGTGGGTTGATGATTGGCCGTGCGGGGGGTTCGTCGTCGGGTTCGTCGATGAAGTAGCCGTGGGGGTATCCGGCGTCGGCGTGGCGTTGAGCGACCTGGGTGAGGGTGTCCAGGAGGGCGTCGTCGTCCAGGGGGAGTGCTCCGCCACGGAACGCCGCTGCGGCCGATTGGTGGAGGGCCCGGAGGTCGGCCAGGAGGTCTTGTTCGTCGAGGGTTTGGGCGCCGGTGAGGTGGTTCAGGAGCGCGAGGATGGTGCTGGCTTCTGACTTCTTCATGTGGTGGGCTCCCATCGTGGGCAGGCTGGCCACCAGGCGCGGACGTCTGTGGCCGCGCCGTGGGTCATCACGGTCAGGTCGCATTTGGGGTAGGTGCCGTCGTGGTGGCGCATGAGGACCCGGTGAGCGCAGGACCCGCACCGGTACGACAGGCCCTTAGGGTCGCTGGGGTGGGCTGTGGTGTCGGCCAGGTCGTGAATCATGCTGCCGGTCAGCGGGTGACGGCCCTTCCTGACGTCTTGGGCCTGACGTTCGGTCAGGCGCTGCCCTGCCGAACGTTGCGGGGCCTCGAACGCGGGTTGAGGTTCGGGCATGCCGGGGAACACGTCGGCGGTCATCGCTGCCGGTCCTCTTGCGCCTTGACGATGACCGCGCACGACGGGCAGAAGAAGCACAGGTACAGCGGCACACTCACCGTGCCCTTGGTGTCCTCCGTGGCCGGGGTGACATACCAGCCGTTCCGCTTCGTACCTACGGTGGACCAGTTGGTTCGGCCTGCCTTGACCTGGTTGGGGCATCCCCGCTGGGTCGGGAATCCCTCGCACACGATCTCGGGGTCGTTGCGTTGATCGGTGGGCATCATGGCTTGACCCGCCAGTTGATGCCTTGGTCTGTCAGGTAGCGGCGGCAGTTGTACGGGTGGCCGAGGTGGCACAACCCCTTGCCCTGCTCAGGGAAACCGTCAACAGGGTCAGGCGCTGGACACGGGCGCACATCGGGATACTGCTTCCGAGTGACGCCGCAGTACGCCGGCATGTCGAGCGACCAGGGTTGACCGGCGTCGAGAGTCATGACGCACCGCCGTCGAGGACCCGTTTGGCGTCCTGGAGGAGTTGGAACGCCACGGGAGAACCGCCATGATCAGGATGTGTGAACCGCAACGCATGGCGGTAGTCGCGATCTACCTCAAGAGGTTTGGCGCTGTAGCGAGCTAGGTCACGGTCTGCGTCGAAGTGACCAGGCAGATCGGCTGAGAGGTGGGCGATCGTCAGCAACGCCTGGGTGCGGGTCATGGGTGCGCTGCCGGGCATCGGGGTCGGCCCGGAACCGATAGCCTTCCAGCCGGTGTACTGCTCGCCTCTCTTGGTGACGCCGTACCGGTCGACCGCACGCAACGCCTCCAACCCGAGTGCGATGCTGCGGACGTTGTGCTGCCAGAACTCGCACGAGTCCGTGCTGTAGATCAGCGGCCCGAACTTGGACCCGAACGCGACCCGCACGCCGGGGTGAACGGGCTGGCGGGCGTTGGCCCGTGGCATCCCGTCGAGGCGCAGGTCGGCCTCGGTGAAGTCGGCTTCGATGACGAAGTCGGTCGCGTCGAGGTAGTCCAGCTCGCGGCCGAGCAGGGTGAGGGTCGACTGCCAGCCGGCTTTGAAGGCCCACCGTGAGCGGCGTTGGTCGGCGGGGGTGCTGGGTTCGGTCCACCGCAGCGGCCGGAACGTGGCCTTCATGACGCCATCGCTTTGATGGCTGGGAGCGCCTCAGGGTCCCAGTCGGCCGGCAGCGACTGGACCGGCCACTCACCGTTGACCACGGCTTCGGGGTCCTTGTGACGGAAGTACGCCTCCAACGAGGCGGACTGTTCCGCGCACCAACCGACCTGGTCGTTATGCAGTTGAGCCAACGCCCGGCCCGCGATCTTGGAGTTGGATTTGGCGATGGCCCACGCGATGTTCCCGGCCGCGCGCGCGTCAGCCTCAGCGCCGTGAGCGTCCTGCTCGGACAGGCGGATGCCGTAGTGGGCTGCGACGTCGACGAGCTTGCGTGAGCCCTTCCTGTAGCTGACGTGCTTGTCCAGGACCCGGGCACAGATGACGGGGGCGACGTGCCCGCCCAACCTGTCGGTGAGGGTTTTCACGCCGCGGCGGACGCACTCGGCGTGCAAGATCGAAAGGTCGTAGACGACGTTGAAGCCCACCACGGGGATGCCTTGGGTCATGTACCCGGCGAGGGTGAACGCGATCTGTTCGATGCCGCTGCGGGCGGGGATGCCGTCGGCGCGGGCCTGTTGCGTGGTGATGCCGTGGATGCGAGTGGCACCGGCGGGGATGGGGATGCCGGGGTCGAGCAGGAGGTTCGTGACGGCGGGCTGAACACCCTTGCCGCCCCGGATGATGCAGGCGCTGACGATGCGATCGGCGGAGACCGACACGCCCGTTGTCTCGCTGTCGAAGAGGGCCATGGGTCCCTCGTGCCAGGCGGTCATGCGTGCCACGTCCCGTCGCATCCGCAGTCGGGGATCTGGCAGACGCGAGGCACCGTGGGGCGCTCTGCCCGCAGTCGTGTGAGCTCTGCCCGGAGCCGCGCGACCTCGTTCCTGGCCATGCCACCGCAGTCCGGGTCGTGCCCGTACACCGCGCCACAGGTGATGCACTCATCTGGCTCGTACACCGGCAGATCGGTCATCGCCCGTCCTCCTCTTCCTGCCTGCGCAGGAGCGCGTCATCACGGCGGTCCTGGTCGCACGCAGCGGACCAGCAGCCCGCGGCGTGGCACTTGTCGTGGACCGGGTCGCCGTCGCAGTCGGACACCTCGTCGTGCTCAGCGCAGACCACCCCACCGCACAGCGAGCAGGTCGTGCGCTCTTCGCAGTCGTACTCGTCGTTGTCGTCGGTCGCGTCGTAGTGGCCGAGGCAGTCGGTGTCACGCTCAGCAGCCAGGTCAGAGGGGCTCGGCGGTTCGTAATAGCTGTCCGGCATCCGGAAGTCGGCGGTCATGACGCACCGCCGTTGATGGCGCGGGCGACGGCGAGAGCGCTGCGCCCCTCGCCCGGACTGGCGCAGTAGACGGGACGCGCCACGTCGTCCAGCCAGTCGGCCAGCGCGAGGGCCACGAGCGGGTTCATGGCCGCGATGTACGCACGGTCCTGGGGTTGCAGCGACTCGGCGATGAGATACCCGCCGTAGCTGTCATCCCAGCCCCAGCCACCGCCATGTAGACGTCCTTCGGGTTGGACGTCTGACACAAGCGCGGCGTAACGGTTGAGACCGTCAACAGACGACTCCCGCCACGGCCCGGGCGTCGCAGCCTCGGCTAACGCCCGCAGCCTGGTCGCGGCTGCTTTCAGTTCGTCGGCGGTCATCGGAGTTGGCCGATGGGAACGAAGACCTCGGCATCGCAGGTGCGGCAGTGCAGCAAGACCTTGGTGACGCCCTTGGTGACGTGCACATCGGCGCCCTTGCAGTCGACGCGGTGCTGCAGGAACACCTCGCCGGGGCTCACGTCCACTCCGGCTCTGGGGTTTCGTCGCCGGACCCGTCGTGCTCGACGTCGACAGGGCCACTCCCGTCGTAGGTCGCCCCGGCCTCACCAGTGACGACGTCGACACCATCCGGGGCTGCGGGTTCGGGGCTCTCGATGGCCTTGACCGCGAGCTGCTCGCGGCGCAGCTCGGTGCCCTTCTTCTCGTCGACCTCCAGTGCCGCGTTCAGGGTCGCGGACTTCGGCAGGAGCTTCACCAGCTGGCGCAGCGCGGTCTTACGTTCCATCCAGTGCATGGGGTCGGGTATGTTCCCCGACGGGCCGACCTTCCCGCCTCGCAGGGACTTGACCTCTTCGGCCGACAAGACCACGAACGCCGACGCTCCGGTCGTCAGCTTCGCGACGGCGTAGTAGGCGATGACGTTCCCGCGGTCCACCCCGAGAGCGGGCTTGTGTCGCAGCATCGGCGCCAGACCGTACTCGTAGTCGAAGTCGTCCTTCTCGTGGACGGCCTGGGCGTCCAGGTGCGCAGCGAGCGGGCTCTGCCAGAACAGCTTCGCGAAGCCCTGATAGCCGATGATGAACTGGCACTCCCTCCCATACGGGACGAGGTACGCCTCACCATTGACGCCCGGTTCGAGGCCGAGGGCCGCCGACGTCAGGAGCGCGCCGGCGAAACTCTCAGGGGTACAGCGGGCCAGCTTTGGGTCCTTGCGCAGCACGGTCAGGGCCATCCGGGCCATCCGGTCGGCGTCCATGTGCTTGGGTAGCGCCCGGGCGATTTCGGGGCGGAGCTGCTGGATGACGGAGCCGATGGTGGGCTGGTCTGCGTCGCGCTGCGCGACGGCGTTACGGAGGCTCATGCTGGGATTCCTGCTCTCTGGACGAGGCCTTTCGCGGCCACGAGGTACGGGATGGACCCATCGGCCTTCTTGGCCTGCCGGTAGGCGTAGGGCGTGCCGGCGAACCGCGCACGTTTGGCCATGCCCATGGCCGCTGCGACGCGGCTGGTGGCATAGGTTTTGGCGGCTTCGGCGTCCTTGAACTTGGCGAGGGCGTCGACGTAGGCAGCCGCGAGCTCCACGTCGAGCTCGTAGTCGGTGCCGTCGATCAGGGGGTGGAGTTTGCGGATCGCCTGGTAGGTCTGGTCGTGGCCGTCGAGGGTCGGCTGAACGCCTTCGCGGAGCGAGGCAAGGAATAGCTGAGCCTGCTCACGCAGGTACGCGGCATCGTCAGGCCTGGCGGTCACGACGTACTCGCGGAAGTCCAGGAAGGACGTGATGACTGCGACGTGCGCGATGTCCAGGCCGAGGGTGTCGAGCTGCCACTGGACCTGGGCCATGTAGCCGAGGGGGATCTCGTCGGTGCCGGGCTCGCCCCATTCCCAGTCGTTCGTGGCGCTCTTGCACTCCAGGATCCGGCGTGGTTCATCGCTGGGCAGGTCGACGATGCCGTCGGGGGATGCGGACTGCCAAGGTCGGTCGGTGTTGACCCAGGTCCCGCAGGGGTGGTCGATGCGCCAGTCGGGGTGCTGGTCGGAGAACCATGCACGGATCGCAGGCTCGAGGTAGTGGCCTCGCCTGGTGATGTTGGTGTCAGGGTCCGGGGGGATGGTCCCGTTCATCTTGTGCCACATGGACAGCGGTGAGTCGTAGACGGAGAAACCGAGGATCGCGGAGATCTTCGACGCGGACATCCGCTTGAGCCACTCGGGTGAGCCAGGTTTCATGTCGGGGATCTGGGTTGCGGTCATAGCGCACCTGGCCGGTTGACGTCATAGATGTCGTCGTGGGGTTCGGGTGGGGTGATCGGCGGCCAGGTGATGAGGAGGACTGCGACGCTGGTGGCGATGATGAACAGGGCCAGCCAGAGGATGGCGGTCATCGGTTTGCCTCGGCTTCGATGGCTGCGTCCTCAGCTGCGGTGAGGCAGCCGGTGGTGCAGTAGGTGGGTGCGCCGCGGCCGAGCCAGGAGTGCGCGACGTCGTTCCTGACTGGGGTGCCGGTGATGTCGTGGTCGCACCAGTCGCACTTCAGGTCGACGGCCCGGGCTGCGATGAAGGTGGCCATCCGGAGTTCGGCTTTGCGGTGCCGGGCCGCGGCACGGGTGATGGCGGTCATGGTGCGAGCTGTTCGCGGGCGGCCCACGCGGTGGCGTGGGGCTGGCAGACGGGGCTGCCCTGGATGACGGTGGCGGCCAACAGGTCGCAGAACGTGCAGTCGTCGGGGTGGACTGCGGCGTTCCACAGGTCGTTACTGAGGGACTCGGCCTGGGTTGGGGTCAGGGTGGTGGTGGTGCCGCCGATGCTGACCAGGACGGCGTGCGTGGTCCCGTCGATGACCTGCTCGGCGCCGATGGCGCTCATGATGGGACCTTCTCGGCGTCTGCGAGTAGCGGGCTGCAGATCCACTCGAAGTCTTCGACGGTCTCGGTCCGCTCGGGCTGGGGCTCGGTGGCGGGCATCGCGGGGGTAGCAGGCGTGGTGACCTCGTGGGTGCCGGTGACTACCCGGGTGCACACGGCTTCGCGGGCGGCGATGAAGCAGACCTTCAGACCGGCGATGTGCCCGATCAGGTCGACGACGTCATCACGAGGCGTCTTGGTGATCGTGCCGGGGATCAGTCGGGCGAACAGGCGGGCCGAGTCCCGGATCTCGTCGTTCTCGCGGGAGACCTCGATCCAGTTCAGCGAGCTCAGGTCACCGGTGTAGGGCAGGGGCAAGTCTGGGTTGGCGTCGAGGATGTCGGCGAGCTGGCGAAGCCCTTTGGTATAGGCGAGGCGGTCGGTCATTGGATATCCTTCGGGTGAGGGTGAGCGGCTGTTCTCAGGGATTGGGGGCAGCCGCTCGGCTTTGTGTGGGGGCGGGTTAGGCGGTTCGGCGGCGGCGGTGTCGTGCCGCGACGGGGTGTGGGGTGTTGGTGTGCGCGGCGATGTATGCGGCGATGGCGTCGGGGGTGATGTTCCAGCTCCCGCCGTAGTAACTGGCCCTTAGCGCGCCTGAGGCGCACTGCCGGCGAACCCACCAGCTGCTCTTACCGAGCTCAGCAGCGGCCTGGTCGGTGTTCATGCGACATCAGCGTGCGGGCGCACATTCAACACGGTGGGCTGAAAAATGGTGCCGGGTGGAACGTCGAGCGCTCTTTCGATGGCCGAGGCGGTCTCGGGGGAGCAGGTGGTGCGCTTGCCTGAGACCAGGTGGCCGACGGTTGAGGGGTGGAGTCGTTTGGGTCGGCAGGCATCGGCGAGGCGCCTGACGTTCATTCCGCGGTAGGCCATGTACTGCTTGAGCATCTTGCGGTGGACCCGCATGTACAGCCGCCTCTCTGCTGTGTGCTGCATCAGATCCCGATCGTAGACGGTGTGTTTGGTGTGTGACAACACGATACACGGCGTAGACGGGCCTGTCTACATGCGGGAAGGGATTTCATGTGGGTTGACCTGCCGGTTTGCAAGTTGCATCGTTGGAACTTGTAGACGGGCTGTCTACAGTGGGATTCGTGTCTTACGTCTACGTTCCGGCAAGGTGGCTTCCGTGAGCGAACTGTCGGAGGCGCTGAAGACCGCGCAGGAGCAGCATGGCGGGTGGTCGGTGCGGCGCATCGAGCGCGAGATGGAAACCGCCGGGCACAGCGTGTCCTACAGCACCGTTGCGCTCTACCTGAACGGAAGGCACGGCGTACCAGAGGACTCCACACTGTCGGCGTTCGCCGCGATCTTTCCGGAGCTGAGCATCAGCAGGCTGCGCCACCTCGCGCACCTGCCCCCAGGTGAGAACGACCCTTACATCCCGCCCGCGGACGCGAGCCGGCTATCTCGCACCCAGCGCCAGGCCCTCGATGCGGTCATTGCGGCCATGCTCGAACGAGAGGGCATGGGCTTCCCGAGCGGCAGTTTCCGCTCTTCGACCTCCACCAGAGCGGGCTCCAAAGTAGATATCCAGGGTCCCGACTTCGTAATAGAAGTCAAGAACCGGGGGAGCCAACCAGTCGATGCCCCACAACTGGTCTTTCACTATCGTGTCGATCACACCAAAGGGGTCATGGAGGTTGCCGAGATGATCCAGTCGCGACTCGATTCCATCGAGGAGCTCGAACAGATGGTGGAACAAGAGATGGAAGACGAACACCGCGAGTACCCGGTGCCGACGCCAGATGTGGGCAAACCCACCCCGGGGGAGCAGGCGCGTCGGAAACTGAAGGCGGATGCCGAACACCAAGACCAGTTGCGTCCGAGTCACAACAAACCATGAGAGGGCGCCCAAGATGCGTCGAATAGCAGGAGTGACGGCCGCACTGCTCACGATCGTTCTAGTGCCGGGCTGCGCTGCCGGTGATGGTCAATCGAAGACGGTCAGCAAATCGAGCCTTCCAGGGTGGCCACTGACTGTCGACTCAGGAGTTCTCGAGTGCGAAGGATCTGGTGGCATGGGCAAGGTCACGTTCGTCGTTGACGGAAAAACCTATGGGGTCAACGGAACAGCCAGAGCGGACCAGGACAACCTCGACATCCAGATGCTCTGGGCCGACGCAGAGACCGCTGGCCTCAAGAAAGACATCAGCCCGTTGATCGATGAAGGCCTGAAGCTCTGCGAATAGTCAGCATCTGCGAGGGACTGGTCTACTCCTCCAGCGCCGTAGTTCCGCGCATCGCCGCGAAAGCGCTCAACGCGCCCGGTGCCACATCGGTCAGGAGACTGCCGTACACGTCGATCGTGGTCGAGATCGACTCGTGACCAATCCGGGACTGCAGCTCAGGCAACGTCGCCCCAGACATCGCCATCCAGACCACGTGGGTATGCCGCAACCAGTGAGGTGACGGCTTACGCGCCAAGGCCGCGGCCTTGACCGCCGGAACCCAGGCCCGGTTCCGGAAGTTGCTGTAGTGCCACTGAGCACCGGTCGCGGTGGTGAACACCAGGCCGTCACCGGCGACGCGGGCGAGGCGCCGGGCCACCATCGCGGCAGCCTCGGGGTCGATTGCGATGCGCCGCTGACCAGCCTGCGACTTCGCGTCTTCGACGACCAGGTGCTGTCCCGCGGCGTTGCGGCGAACCACGTGGCTCATGGTGACGAATGTGATGCCACCCTCAGCCCAGACGTCGTACGCCGACAACGCTGCACCTTCGGACCAGCGCCACCCTGTGGCCAGGAGGAACAGGGCAAGGTCCGCGGCGTCCTTGTCGATGAGCGTCAGTGCCGACTGGAGCGCCGCCCATTCGGCCGGCTTCAGCCCCCTCGGCTGGCCCCGGTGCCGTTTCGGGAGCTCGGTCCCGATGCAGGGGTTGGCCTCGACCAGGCGCCGGCTGGGGGCCAGGGCGTAGGCGTAGATGGAGTGCAGGAGCGCATGCCGGTCGACGACGGACTTCGCGCTCAGTGCCTTCTTGTCCTTGGTGCCGGCATGCATGGTGTCGACCCAGGCCTGGACGTCGGACTCGTCCACGCCGCCAGCTGCTCGAGCTCCGAAGGTGGGCTTGATCCAGTTGGTGTAGTCGCGGCGGTAGTCGGCGATGGTGCGATCGGAGCGGACCCGGGTGGCTTTCCAGGTGAAGAACGCTTCAGCGATGGCGTCGATGCTGGATGTGGCTGCCTGCTCGGTGTCGTGTAGGACGTGCAGGGCGTACCTGGCGTCGCGGGTGTTGATGTCGGAGCAGAATGCGCGGGCTTCGCGGAGGGTGTCGAAGGTCTCGGAGCAGCCGCTGCCGTCGAGGCGGAACCGGACCCGGTAGGTGGTCCTGCCGTCTTTGGCGACGTACTTGTGCGGGGTCGGCATGGCACAAGAATAGGCCCCTCTGTGTACACGGTGCGTACACAGAGGGGCTTTCTTCCTGTTTCCTGCGGGTGAGTGACGGGACTTGAACCCGTTTTGGGGTGAGGCTCTGACCTGCGGGTTTGGGTTAAACCGCAGGTCAGAAGGGGTTTCGGTACGTAGTCTGTGAGTGTCTGTGGGTGTGTTTGTTGGCTGTTGTGTGCACATGTACACAGGGGTTTGAGGCGTGATGTTCCTTACTTGCGCAGCGCGTCGTCTTGGGCTCGCACTATGGTGCGCTCACTCACCATCACTAGAGGGGCCACGTCATGAACGTCAAACTGAGCGCAGCGTTGGTCGCATCACTGGCCCTGGTTCTGGCTGGGTGTTCTAGTGGGCCAACCCCTGCGGAGACTCGGGCGTCGGCGGCCGCGCTCAGGGAAGCGATGCAGGTCGAGATCCGCTATGAGGTTGAGGGTGAGCGGTTGTCGTACGGGGACAAGATGCCGTACGCGGACGTGACGATGCAGACCCCGACCGGGACGTCGCAGTCATCGCCGGACCTGCCCATGGGGACCGAGGATGGTCGTGTCGGGTTGATGCAGACATTTGCTGCCGGAGCTTTCGTCTATCTGTCTGTCCAGAACAATGGCTCGACAAACGATGTGACGTGTCGTATCACCGGTGAGGCTGGGCAAGTGATCAGTGAAAACACTTCATCGAGTCAGTATGGGATCGCGAGTTGTAAGGGCCAGGCGCGGTGACCTTGGGGGCTGCCCTCAGACGCACGAAAAGACCCCCCTCGCCACCCGGGGTGGGGTGAGCGGCGAGAGGGGTCGTCCTTGGTGGGGTCAGTCGGTGGGCTCGTTGACGTTCGGGACGCGGAGCGATGCGCTCTGCCCAGCACACTGCATCGCACCAACGAGCCGATGCACGGTCCCCTTGGGCAGGATGTAGGAGTAGGTGTCGCCGTCCTCTGTAGTGCCGTACTGGGTGGCCTTCCAGAGAAGATCGCGAACGGCATCATAGACACGGTCGCGCGTGGTGAGTATCGCTACCATCTCGCTTGCTGTCGCTGCCCAGCGTTCGCGCCAGTAGGTCACTGCGGCTTCGGCATTGACCGGCTCGCTGGTCTCATTGATGAAGGCTGAGCCGCGGTCCATCACTCGACCAGTGACGCGGAGTCGGAGCGTCCGATGTTGGTTGCGGCCAGCGCCTTCAACAGCGACAGGACTGCGCCGCCGAGGGCGAACCCGCCGACAGTGGCCCAGTCGGCGTTGATGGCGTCGAACTGGTCAGCGGCGAACACGAGCAGCGCGGACTGTGCCGCGGTGGC